AGCAGGTTAAGGAGAATAGATCATGGCTACTTATGATATGACAAGCTCCTCTACTACAGGTGTAGGAGCAGATAGCGTTGCGCTTCTTCCAGGTCAAAACACCCATCATTTCATGTACAATGTCGAGGCTTATCTTGATATTGATGACATGGTTGCAAAAGGATATTCTGGTGCAAACGGTGATGTCTTTCAACTTCTAGAAATACCAGCAGGAGTACTTATACTTAACGCTGGTGCAGAAGTTATGAAAGCATTCACTTCAAGTTGCACTCTAGATATGGACTTTGCAGGTGGTGATGACATGATTGATGGTGCTGATATTACCTCTGCTGGTTTTTGTGCAGCAGGTACTAACGGTCAGACTAACACAGTTGTTGGTTCTGGTGCTTCAACTTACACTCAATTTACGTCTGCTACAGACACGATTGATTGTACAATTGCTGGAGCAGCACCTGCTACAGGTAGGTTGCGTGTATATGCTACACTCATTGATTGCAATGAAGCTGGAGCAGAAGCAACTTCCGCTGCGAGAGATGCGTTAGCGTAAAGTATTGTGGGGTAGTTTCTTTAGTTAGGGCTACCCCCTTCTTTAATTTGGGCGAGATATGGCTACAACATTCTTAACATTAGTTAATGATACACTTAGACGTTTGAATGAGGTTGAGTTAAGTGCAACTGATTTTCCAAATGCTTCTGGTTTTCGCGCTCAAGTTAAAGATGCAGTAAATGCTTCCTTACAAGAAATATCCCAAAAAGAGTTTGAGTTTCCTTTTAATTTTAATTCTGCTTCTCTAACACTAGTTGCAGGTACAGCAGAGTATAGTCTTGCTACTGATTTTAAAATAGCAGATTGGGATAGTTTTCGTATTGCTAAAGACGATAGTCTTAATGCTGATGCTAAAATACTAAAACTAATAAACTATGATACATTTCTAAGTAGATTTTATCAAAGAGATGGTAATGCAACAGCAGAAGAATATACAACACCTGTATATGTATATAGAACCTTATCTAATAAAGCTGGATTTACTCCCATACCTGATGTAGCATATACGGTAAATTATAACTACTTTGCTTACTCCTCTGATTTATCTAGTGCTACAGATACTATGACTGTTCCTGATCAGTTTAAACACGTTGTTATAGACGGTGCATTATATCACACTTATATGTTCAGAGATAACTCACAACAGGCAGCTATAACCAAACAGAAGTTTGAAGAAGGTATAGATCGTATGCGTACATTATTAATTAACAGATTTACTGATGTAAGAGATACGAGAGTAGGGAGACTTCTTGCGGTTCCACACGGTAATCTATAATGGCTGATGCGTTAAAAGACGTAACGGTATTATCTCGTGGTGGTTTATTTACAAACGAGGATGCTTTAGCTCTTGCTGGGTCTAATCCAGGAGCAGCAGTTCGTATGTTAAATATGGAAATATCCCAGTTTGGTGGTTATAGAAGAATTAGTGGATATGCAGACTATGACTCAACCTATGGTACTGTTGCTGGTTCAGGTAATGTAATAGGCTTATGGATACTAGACGGTACACCTTATGCAGTCAGAAGAAATTTAAAAGACAATACAGGGTCACTAGGTTCTAATCCTTTTGTGGTTACTAGTGGTAGTCCTACAATAACTGTAACACATAGTAGTCATGGCTTATCTGTAGGAGACAGAATAACATATGCAGGATCGTCTGCTGTTGGAGGTATAACACCAAACTCAGTAGAAATGGTTATTGCTTCTGTAGTTAATGCCAATAGTTATACAGTTAATTTTACCTCTAATGCTAGTTCTGGTGCTACTGGTGGAGGTGGTTCAGTAACATTTACAGCAAACAACGGAACTCAGACACTAGGATCTAATCCTTTTAGCGTATCCAATACAAGTGCTACTATAACAGTTGCACATACTTCACATGGATTAGTTGTAGGAAACTATGTAACTTTTTCTGGAAGTGATGCAATAGGTGGTATTACTCCTAACTCTGTAGAGATGCAAGTTGTTACAGTTCCTGATGCAAATAGTTATACCGTTACCTTTACATCAGCAGCTACTTCTACGGTTAGTGGTGGAGGTGGGTCTTCAGTAACAGCAAACTATAGTAAGTTTTATAGTGTATGGAAATATACATCTACAGGATGGACAACAGTAGTATCAAACCTATCATCTGTCAACGTAGATAAGCTAAGACATAATATGAACTCATTTACTGGTACTGAGGCAGTTATCATATGTGACGGTGCTAATAGTCCTAGTAAGTTAAGTGGATCGACATTTTCAGTTCATCCAACAGGAGGAGATTACAATCCTACAGGTGCTTCTTTTACTACTGATTTTAAAAATCATCAGTTCTATGCTGGATTTCCTACGACAGGATTAGGTCCAAACATACTACTATTTAGTGAGCCTAACGATGATGATGCATTTACCAACAGTGGTGGATCAGGTAATATCAATGTTGGATTTAATATTACTGGACTAGCAAAGTTTAGAGATGCACTATACATATTTGGTAAAACTAAAATAAAAAAATTAACAGGATCAGTAAAAGCAGATTACATTTTGTCAGAAGTAACAGACAATATTGGATGTATTGCTACTGACAGTATTATTGAGTTAGGTGGTGACGTATTATTTCTAGCATCAGATGGTATACGTCCTATTCAAGGTACTGCTAGAATTGGTGACGTTGAGCTTGAAACTGTCTCTAAACCTGTACAACAATTATTACAAGACTTACCTAATACACATAACTTAGCTAATATGACATCTGTTGTTATTAGAAATAAATCTCAGTTTAGATACTTCTTTCCTTCGACTAGTACAGCAGCAGCAGATACAGCAGGTATAATAGGTGGACTTAGATTTGCAGATAGAAGAGTAGGTTGGGAGTTTGGTGAGTTATTAGGTATAAGGGCATTCGTAGCCACTAGTGGTTTGATAAACGATGTTGAAGTTGTTCTTCATGGAGATTTAAATGGAGAAATATATAGACAGGAATCTGGTAGTACATTTGACACTTCTGATGTTGTAGCTGTTTATGCAACACCTTTTTTATACTTTGACTCAACAGAAAAACGAAAGATATTTCAACATATAACATTATTTACCAGACCAGAAGGATCTTCTACAATAAACTTAGGTATAGCATATGATTGGGATGATCCAAATGTACCTGATCCTACGACATATTCTTTAACAACAGCAGGATCATTATCAAGGTATACAACAACAGGTAGTACCTATGATGCTACATTTACATACGATGGATCTACTAGTCCTGTACTAGAGTCCAATATACAAGGATCGGGTAGGGCGATCTCATTAGCTATAACATCAACAGGAACTCAGGCTCCCTATAGTATAGCAGGTTTCTCAGTAACATATCAAGATGCAGGATACAGATAATGGCAGGATATACCAGACAATCTTCAGCACAAATAGTTAGCGGTGAGGTTATATCAGCAGCACCACTTAATGCAGAACTTAACCAAGTTTTAGCAGCTTTTAATGAAACGTCAGGTCACTCACATGACGGTACATCAGCAGAAGGTCCACCAATAGATAGAGTAGCAGATGCTGATCAACGTAATATGGTACTAGTAGATACCAGTAATAATCACATTGAATTTTATAATGAGGTAGGTGGTGCAGCTACACAACAAGTTCGTATACAAGATGGTGCTATTGTTCCCATAACAACTAATGATATAGATTTAGGTACAGCATCACTAGAATTTAAGGATATGTTTATAGATGGTACTGCACATATAGATACTCTTGATGTAGATGTAAATGCTACTGTAGCTGGTACATTAGGTGTTACTGGTGCGCTTACTGGAACAAACATAACTGCTTCTACTGCATTTTTACCTGATGCATCTGATGGTGCTTCTTTAGGTACTACATCGTTAGAATTTAGTGATCTATTTCTTGCAGACGGTGCTGTAATTAATTTGGGAGATGACCAAGATGTTACTCTTACCCATGTTGCTGATACTGGAGTACTACTTAATTCTACTAATAAGATAC